GGCATTTGGACACTACGCAAATATTTCAGCATCAGTTGCAGCTGCAGGATTCGGATCCGGCGGCGGAGGTGGCGGAGGTGGTAATCTAACTACTAAGGGTGATATAGAAGCATATACTACTTCACAGACTAGGTTGGCAATTGGTACTAATGATTATGTGCTTACTGCTGATTCATCTGTTGCAGCTGGAATAGCATGGAAAACTGCTGCTGGTGGTGTAACTATATCTAATAATGTTAATAATAGGGTTGTCACCGGTGATGGTTCAAATGCAAATGCAGAGGCTAATTTAACATTTGATGGCAGCACACTAACTGTGGCTGGAGACGCTACTGTTACTGGTGATATTACGCTTGACGATGGCGGTTCATTAAAAGAAGCTGGTGGAACTGCAGCATTTACATTTGATGCTTCTGGAAATGTTACAAAGATAGGACAAGATGTACCAGCTGATCAAGACTTATTAATGTGGAATGCATCTTCAGGTTTGTGGGAAGCAGGTTCTGCAGGAGCAGCATCAAGTCCCTTTACTTCTGCTGGTATAAGTGGTTCTTGGCAAAGTAGCAATTTTTTATCAGGAACAGTCCCATTATTTACAGTCACAGAACAAGTTACTGCGGCAATTACTCTCGTTGGAACTAATAGTGATGAAAGTGGCACAACACATTCCTTGCCAAGTGGTTTGCTAGAAAATGATATTGTCATTGTAGGATATAGCACATATCATTCTTCATATGGAGGATCTGCCCCACCCTCAGGATGGACACTTATTTCTAATCGTAATTATTGGGGCGCCAATACTACTATTGTATATTATAAAAAGATGGGGTCAACTCCTGATACTACTGTAACTATGGGCGGCCCTGGTGCAGACTATATGAGTGTAGTATCAATGGCATTTCGAGGTGTTGACACAACTACACCTTTTGATGCTAGTGCTACAGATACACAGGCAAGTTCGGGAATGCCAAATCCTCCTGCAATTACGACAGTTACGAGTGGTTCTGCAATTGTTGCATTTGGTGGAATAAGATATGATCAGTTTGTGCCAACAGTTCCTTCCGGCTTTGATGATATTGTTTATGATTATGGTGGAAATGCAAATTCTACGGCGATGATGGCATGTGATTTGGATAGTACTCGTACACCGGGAGCAGTCGATCCGGGCGCTTTTGGTGGAGGGTATAGTGACGCCTGGACAGCTACTACTATTGCTTTAAAAGCAATGATAAATACTGTATCATTTGATTGGGATGATGTAGATAATTCTAACGTAGCATTACTTGATTTGTATCCATTAAATTTAAGCGGCTCATCTGCTGCTACTGCTTCTGCTATAGGATCACAAGGAGCACTACTTTCAGTAGTCAATACTGCACAAAATGTTGATCATGGTTTAGGTGCATACGCGGGTAGTACAGATTATATGTCATATAAAGATGATGTTTCTACTTCTGCAGGTCTATTATTTAGAATGGGGGACTTTATAGGATTTCCTTCTTTTGAGGCTTATACTGACCAGACATTTATGATGGGACATTATCATTATCCTCTTTTACAAAGATCAGGAGTAATGAGAATTAGTGGAAGTGTTTCACAACAAAAATTACACAGAGGTAAATGGAACCTCGGCACAACATACTCACCAACGTTATCAGTTTTTGGTAGTGGTTCTAGTGTCACTGATATTGTAGCAGCATCAGGACCAGTATTTAGTACGTATGAAAATACATCAAATCCTCTTCGTGCAAGTGAGAGAGTCTTATTCCAAATTTCAAACAATACAGGTATCTCACAATTAGAAACTTATGATGATGATTCAATGAGGATTGGAACTTATATTGATCCTTTTCTTACCAAGGATGGTAATGTAAGAATTAGTGGTAGCGCATTAGAACAAAAAATTCATCAACAACATTGGAATTTAGGCACATTATCTCCGCCAGTTTTATCTGTTTATGGAAGCGGATCTAATGTCGTTAATATTAAGGGATCATCTGGACCACATATATCTAGTAGAGATACGTTAGCTAGCTCAAGAGCAAATAGAATATGGTTAGATGATGAATCATATTTTAGTATTGGTGACTTAGTTGGTTATCAAGCACTTGAAATTTATGAGGATATGACACTTAGGTATAATTTAAAACATTTAAAAATGTCTCGTGAAGGACACATGATACTTAGTGCATCTGCGCAGGAAGCGGAAAAACTTAATGAGCCACATTGGACTTTAGGAAGCAAGACGATACCAGCGTTATCAGTTTATAGTAGTGGATCTAATATTACCAATACTGTTGGTTCATCTGGTCCAATACTCTCTACAGCAGAACCAAATACAGGACGTATTCATAGAACGTATACAAGTCACACATATGACATACCAAGTATATTTAGCGTATCTAATGCTGTTGGGTTACCTATAGTTGAAGCGTTTGAAGATAATACAATTAGACTTGGTACATATAATAATCCTATTTTAGATAGAAATGGTATAGCTAGAATAAGTGGAAGTATTTCATCTGCTAAAAATTATCCTGGCCCATGGGCAACGGGTACAAAAGATATTTCAACATTGACTGTAATTGGTAGCGGATCATTATTTGAAGTCACATCTGATAGGGTACCAATGTTATCAATAGAAGATAGGGTAGGATCGTATAGAACAAATACAGCATACACATCTTCAACAGATGCACTATTTTCAGTGACTAATGTTGTGGGTATTGATGTATTTAGGGTTATGGCTGATGGCACAGTCGATTTATCGAATTATGCTAAAACTGGTGGCATAAAAAGTTTTGAAGTATCGCATCCGGACCTTGATAATTTCGAAAACGATTATCTTAGTAACGAATCAAGGGGAGAGTCGTTATATTTTGGAGCAGGATCAGTAACCAGAGGAAAGTGCTATGTCTTATCAGGATCTAATAAGACATGGATTGAAGGGATAACTACAGAAGCTACTACTGCAGGTAACTTATTGGGAGTTGCTAAAGCCACAGGCACAGCTAGTACTGTAGGTATAATGATAAAAGGGATGCTAAGAGTAGATTCTTCTCTTTTAACTGGCACGATTGAACCCGGAAAACCGGTTTACCTTAGCACTACTGCTGGCAAGTATGATTTTACCCCAACAACAACTTCAGGAGATATTGTTAGAACTGTGGGTTATTGTATTGATATTGCAGGCAGTGACATTTTACTTCACTTTAATCCGGATAATACTTCTGTTACATTATCGTAAAGGCAAAATATGCCAGATATAAGCAAAATAATAGCAACACCAATATCATTAATTAGTAAACTAGGACCAGTGCAAAAGTCAGCAATGACAGGCATATTTCGTTCACAATATACAATCCCATCATCAACTAAAGTTGTAACTTATGAAGATAATAGATTAAAAGTAGATGGTTCTACTTCTACTTTTAATGCAGAAGAAAGCACACAATTAATTTTTAATTTATCAGATTCATCATTATCCGGTCATCCATTTACTTTAGCAACTGCAAATGATGAATCAACAAACTATGCAAATGTAACATCATCTGGAACTCCTGGTCAAGCAGGAGCTACATTGACAACAACACTTCCAGCATACGCCAGTAATCAAACACTTTGGTGGTATTGTTCTAATAGTCTCCACAGTAGTGAGGGAGCATCATTTGCTATTACAGGAGCTGACGGAGTTGTTGCAACTGGCGGAAGTATAACGACATATAGTGAAAATGGTAATACTTATAAAGCACATACATTCACAAGTACTGCGTTGTTTTATGTCACAGGAGCAGGAATAGTAGAGTATCTAGTTGTTGGTGGCGGTGGAGCAACAGGTACAGCACATTCTCATGGTGGTGATGGTGGTCAATTCAAACAGATAACTGATGTCACTATATCTATTGGACAATATCAAGCAGTTGTTGGAAATGGTGGATCACCTAATGGTAATTCTGGTGGAAATTCAAGTTTTAATGGCACTAGTTCAGTAGGTGGAGCTGGAAATAATGCAAATGCACACGTCTCGCATGGCGGTTATGGAAATTATACAGCAAATTCATACAGCGGATATAGTGGTGGAGCTGGAGTAAATTCAACATATAGAAATGGTTCTACGATTGGATATTCAGGTGGCGGTGTCGCTTCGTATAGTGGTGGATCAAGTTCGCATGGTGGTGGCGGATATTATCAAGACGGAGTTGCTAATACTGGCGGTGGAGCAGGGAACGGACTAAGTCACTCAGCAGGAGAGTATGGTGGGAGTGGAATTGTGGTAGTGAGGTATATAACCTGATATGGCTAAAATTCCTGCTGTCTTTTTAATTAAAAATAATATATATTTTAAACAATCTAAATGATATTTATCATATGATACATAAATTAAAAGTTTGATATGGTTATATTTATTATTAATAAGGAGCTTAAAATATGAGTGTAAGAGTAGGAATGAAACCAATTGTGACGGATGGATTGAGCCATGTTTATGATCCAATTTCAGATATATCTTATCCATCAGGTTCTGAGACTGTTTATAACCATCTTCCAAATGAAGTATGCACAGCACAAGGATCCGGTACAGACTGTATAGATCGTGATTGGGCAAAACAAAATATGACAACTTATGGTGCTGAGACAGATCATCAAAAATTAAAAGGGTACTTAACACTTGACGGATCAAATGATCAAGTATATGATGGAAGTTATATGAAACTAAGCTGGCCGTTTACTTGGTGTTGCTGGGCTAGAGCTACTGGTACTGGAGATAGGATACTGATGAATAGAAGTAAACACTATCAATATAGCAGTTATGTGCCCACCACTGGGATTTATATGGGAATGTTCAGTAGTCTCGCGAAATTAACGGTACAATTATATTCTAGTTCAAATAATAATTATTATGTTACTCAGAATCGGACTATTACCTGTGCAAATGTAGCTGATAGTAAATGGCATTTTTGGTGTGCACGCGTTACAGCAAACAGTAACTTTAAACTCAATATAGACTATGATTGGTCTGTAGGAGCAGATACTGGTTCTACAACAAATGACCCTACAAATTCACAATATTTACATATTGGATCAGCATGGTGGTATAGTGGATATGGCACTGGAACAGAAGCCAAATTTTGGCAAGGTGATATAGGTCCAATATACTGTTATGATAGAGAGATATCAGATGCAGAAATTAAACAGAATTATGAAGCAGGATACGATAGGTTTGTAGCCACGTAAGGGGATTAAGATGTCAGATTATTCAAATAGAAATTGGACTATATTTAGCACTGATGATACAGGAAGCTTAGCACCATCTCCAGGTATTGTTGGTAGTAATATTAATTACAGAACTAATAGAACAGGATCACTTACATTTTTAAAATGGGAAGGATCTTCAATGCCGACAAGTTTATCAGCATTAGGTTCTAGAGTATCATCATCATGTGCGTGTACAGAAGTTGCGTTATATCATACTTGTAGTATGATTGTAACTGCATCAGGCCCCACAGGCTCATTTAATTATTCAGAAATAATGACAGTTTTAGGTGGTGCAGAATGGACAGCACAGTATGATGTGTCAGGATCAGCTATCACTTCATCACAAGAAATTCCGGAGTAATTCTGCAATTTGTCATTGAAAGAAATCCATTTGTTTTAAAATACAAAGTTACAGAACTTTCTAATAAAGAAAATAATTTGCTAGTTAAAAGTGCGATACAGAACTTTGACTACAGTGTGAATAAGAGTCAGGTTCCATGGCCTGAATCAGATGTTACAAAAAAATTAACTAATTTATTTTTTAAATTATTACAATCTTGGTTTGAAAATATTGATAGTGTAACTAATGATTCAATAAATAAAATTCCAAATCCTGAAGCTATTATTGTTGGAGGAAGTCCAGAATTTGGTTCTTACGTATGGGCACATGTTGCTACAAAAGATCAGAATTTTTGTGAGTGGCACAATCATGTAAGAGGAAATACAATTAATATGGTTTATTATGCTGCAGTCCCTGATAGTACAGCTACTTTTTCAATTAAAGATGAATTTAATAATGAGCATGAAATTGATGTAGAAAAGGGTATGATATTATTACATCCGGGATGGATGTGTCATAGACCTAATCCGCCCAAATATTCTAATAAGCAACGTGTTTCTATTAATACTGGATATTTTAGTTTATTAAGACCACTACTTAAAATTCAAAAATTTGTAGAAAGTGGTGAAATTGGTGCATATGAATTTATGCCCTTAGGCCAAACATACGATAATGAGTATATTATATGGTAAAAATATTAGATAATTTTTTAGAGCCTGATATTCATGAACAACTTGGAAAAAGTATAATAAAAATAAACAAATGGCAAATATCATCTATTGATTATGAGCCTGAACATTATGAAAACTTTAATAAGCCTCAACCAAAAAACAATAGTCAAATGGTTCATACATTTTATTTTGAACCAGATGCTATACTAGATAAGGATACTATTGGCATTGTTCATCCAATACTAAGTATTATTCATCCATTTGTTATTTGGAGAATAAAAGCAAATTTACAATATAGAACACATAAAGTAGACAAGAACAATTATCATACTGATATGGGTGAAATGTTGTCAGTAAAACGAAAGAAACTATGGACTACAGGAATTTATTACGTAAGTTCAAATAACGGTTATACAGAATTTGAGGATGGTACAATTGTTGAGAGCGTAGGTAATAGATTTATAGAATTTCCTGCAGATACACATCATAGAGGAACATCTTGTTCTGATGAGGAATATAGGATAACAATTAATTTTAATTATTTTCGAGATAAATAAACTTAACTTAACAAAACAATTGATATATATATTATAGAATGTTTTATAATTGTTTTTAAAATCATAGGAGACCGTAATGGCAAAAAACAAGGAAAAGGAAAAGGAAGTAAAGTTTACTGATGAGGAGATGAAATCCTTAGCGGATATACAGACTTCTTATCAGAACTTACAAATGAGAATGGGAAACTTAAAAATGCAACAGGTTGCCCATGATAGACAAGTAGAGGCTATTTCTGATCTTGAAGAAAATCTGCTAACTGAGTTAGAAACACTTCAAGGATCAGAACAGACACTAGCTCAAGGTTTTAATGAAAAATATGGTGTGGGACAATTAAATCCAGCAACTGGAGTTTTCACGCCTGCAGAAGTTACAGAAGCAGCAACTGAATAAATCAAATTAACTTTTCATATCTTTACTATATATTTATTTTTAGAATAAGATTATTATTCTTAATAAATAAATAACCTGGAGAACTCAAATGGCAGAGAGAATTGTATCACCGGGCGTATTTACTCGTGAAAAAGATCTCTCGTTCCTCCCACAAGGCATTGCTGAAATTGGGGCATCAATAATTGGACCAACTAAAAAAGGTCCTGCATTTGTACCCTCAGTAGTAAGAAATTTTAATGACTTTAAGGAGATGTTCGGGGGCCTTTCTCAAGATTTATATGTTCCGTTTACCGTAAGGGAGTACTTACGTAGTGCTGGGACGGTAACAATAGTAAGAGTATTAGGGCTTGGTGGATATAAAGTTAGTAGCGTCCATATAGCTGCACATACGTCAGCTTCGACTGATTTTCAAACGTTAGCAGTTTTGGCACCTAGTGCAACTGATAGCGATGGTAATCCTGGAGGGTTTGATGGGGCTATTGTAGAAGGAACATTGAATTCGTTTAGCGTTGAAAGTGGATCATTTCAAGTATCGTGTTCATTAAATCCATCTAATTCAAATTATATTGAAAACTTATTTAGTTCAAATCCATTATCAACTAAGGCAAATGGAAAGAGCTCACCATTTTATCTGTATAAAGTATTTAAAAACGCTGCAAGTTCACACGGTAGTGGAAGTGCAAAAGTATCTGCATCTATTACAGATATAGATTTAAATCAAGATTATCAAAATGCTTATTCTCCATACATCACATCTCAAAAAGTTGATGGAGCAACGGCAAACTTGTGGAAATTTTATATGAGATCACATGGTGATGATGAAACACACGGAAAATATAAGGCAGGAATTTTAAATATAAAACAGGCAGGAACAGTTGCTGGTTCTGATTGGGGATCATTTTCAATACAAGTCAGGGAATTGGATTCACAGACTTATAAGGAAAGTGATGATACAATTGTAGAACAGTGGGATAATCTTAATCTTGATCCTAATTCAGCAAATTATTTTGCTCGCAGAATTGGAGATAGATGGGTATCTATTGATTCTGATGGTAAGATAACTTATAATGGATCTTGGCCAAATCACTCAAAAATCATATATGTAGAACCACATGTTGATGTTAAGGGTGGAGGAGTTTCATCTAATGTACCGTTTGGACACGGAAAATTAATTAGTTCATTTGTAACAGGCTCACAAGCCAATGGCGCTGTTCAATTTTCTATGATACCTGCATCTTATACATCTGAACAGGTGAATAATAATACAGGAGAATTTGATACGACAGCATTTTATGGCTTTGATTTTTCTTCTCCAGACAATAGACAGTATTTAGCACCAGTAGATAATTCAGCAAAATCATATACTAATGCAACTTTCAGCTTAAATGATCAGTTAGGTCATGCTGATGCAAAGGCAGCTGATTTTGGCGGATCTACAACATTTGCTGGTTTGGATGTGAAGCTTGCATTAGGTACATCGAATGTGGCGCAGCATAAGTTCACAGTTCCTTTTCAAGGTGGCTTTGATGGATCAAATCCAGCAAACACAAAGAATACAGCAGGAGATATTTCGGCTACTAATCAGCAGGGATTTGATTGTTCAACTTCTGATGCTAGTGGATCTAAAGCATATAAGATGGCATTGAATGCTGTAAGTAATCAGGATGAGTTTGATATTAACTTATTGGCAACGCCTGGTTTGATTTACACACTCCATCCAAATCCAATCAATCATGGTATGGATATGGTAAAAAGGAGAGGTGATGCATTTTATGTATTCGATCCTTCTGCGTGGGGTGATGGAATCTCAAATGCGACTGCTGCAATTGAAAACACTGACACAAATTATGCAGCGTGTTATTATCCATGGGTGAAAGTTCTGGATGATAGCATCAATTTGCCAACATGGGTACCACCTTCAGTTGTAATTCCAGGAGTGTTCTCTCAGAATGATAGAGTAGCACACGAATGGTTTGCACCAGCAGGTTTAAATCGTGGTGGTTTAACGAATGTATTAGAAGCTAAGACTAGATTGACGCATGCAGAAAGAGACTTATTGTATGAGGCTCGTGTAAATCCAATAGCATCATTCCCAGGACAGGGAGTTGTGGTTTTTGGACAGAAAACATTACAGGCGAAACCATCAGCACTTGATCGAATTAATGTTCGCAGAATGCTTATCAGGATTAAGAAGTTTATTGCTAGTTCTTCTCGCTACTTATTGTTTGAAAACAATACAGTTGCTACGAGAAACCGGTTCTTAAACATCGTCAATCCTTATCTGGATTCTGTGCAGTCAAATCAAGGTTTGACAGCATTTAGAGTTGTGATGGATGATACGAACAATACACCTGATGTAATCGATAGAAACCAGTTGGTAGGTCAGATTTATCTGCAACCAGCGCGTTCAGTCGAATTCATTGTATTGGATTTCGTTGTACAACCTACAGGAGCTACGTTTCCATCGTAAGCTAACCTAAAACTACTTAAAAGCTCAGATTAAACCTCTGGGCTTTTTTGTTTTTCTTACAATTTTTTCTTGTTTGTTGATATTTATTATCGATAAAATTGTAACAGGAGAACTAGAATGCCACAATTGATTGATCCTAATGACATCATGTTTACACAATTCGAACCAAAGGTTCAGAATCGGTTTATTATGTATATCGAGGGCATTCCTGCTTACACCATTAAGGCTGCTAGCCGTCCAAGCATCGAGTTTGAAGAAGTTACGCTCGATCACATAAACGTAAAGCGGTACATAAAGGGTAAGGGAGAATGGCAAACTATTGACATAACTTTGTATGACCCAATCGTGCCGTCAGCTGCACAGGCAGTAATGGAATGGGTACGATTATCTCACGAATCAGTAACAGGTCGTGATGGATATTCAGATTTTTATAAGAAAAATGTTACATTTAATCTACTCGGTCCAGTAGGAGACATAATTGAAGAATGGCAACTTGTTGGCACTTATATTCAGTCTGCTACTTTTGGTGATCTTGATTGGTCAACTTCGGATCCAGTAGAGATGACGTGTACACTTAGATACGATTACGCAATACTACAATTCTAAAAATTCAAACATCATCAAATACATTTGTGGCATTCTGTCTTTGATGAGAAAAGATAACAGTTGTAAATAGAACAAATAACAAGGAGTTATAATGGACAAAAAAGGACAAACGTTCCCTACAGAAGTAGTGGATCTTCCTTCTAAGGGTTTACTCTATCCAGAAGGACATGAATTAAGCAAGGGTACAATAGAAGTAAAATACATGACAGCTAAAGAGGAGGATATACTTACTTCTCAGAATTTAATTACGAAAGGAGTTGTATTAGATGAGCTGCTTAAGTCTCTTATTGCGTCTAAAGTATCGTTAGATGAAGTCATGATAGGAGATAAAAATGCAATTATGATAGCATCAAGAATCTTTGGTTACGGTAAGATCTATAGTGTCGATACAACGTGCCCTGATTGTGGTGAGACTGAGAAGGATTGTGAGTATGATCTGACAACTTTTGAGCATAAAGAAATTGATGAGAAACTTTTTAATCATGAGAATAAATTTAAATTTACATTGCCTTCTTCTGATAGGAAAATAGAATTTAAATTTATGACGCATAAGGATGAGGCAGATACAATTTCAGAAATTGCTAAGATGAAAAAGACTATGGGTGGAAGAACGAAAGAGGTAACAACTAGACTAAGAAGGCAAATACTTTCTGTTGATGAAAATAGTGACAGAGAATATATTAATAACTTTGTAGAGAATGAATTTTTTGCTGTTGATTCAAGGGCATACAGAGATCATTATCAAGATATAATGCCAGATATTAATTTTAAGACAGTTTTTAATTGTGCGCTGTGTGGTGAAGTTAACGAACTAGAACTTCCAATAGCAGTAAATTTCTTCTGGCCCTCCCGGTAACGCCCGAATACCGGCCCATTGTACATGAGGGCATATTTAATCTAATTTATTTTGCGGAGGGCGGATTCACTTTTAGTGATGTGTATAACATGCCCATATATTTAAGACGGTTTTATATAGACAAATTAGTCGCTCAAAAGAAGAAAGAGCAGGATAATATAGATAAGGCTAAAAAACGAAAACGATAAAAACAATTTTTCTAAATATTTATCAATAGAACACTATATCCACGGAGAATATTATGTCAAGAAAAATTGATGAAGGAATGTTAAGCGCGTTTGCAGGTAATATGGCAGCTTACATTGCCGGAAGAGCACTTGCTAGCAATTCTGATAAAATTAAAAAAGCAATCGGTATGAGTACTGATGAGTTTGATGATATTGATGATGAAATTGCAGCATTAGAAAAACAAGAAAAAAAGTTACAGACTGCAATTGAGAAACGAATAGCTGATATGTCCCCTGAAAGGAGAGCAAAATTTATTGCAATTCAGAAAAAAACAGGAAATATAAAATAATATGCCACAAGGTGACCAAAAAGATTTAAAAGCAAAAATAGCTCACAGAGAGAAATTACTCAAGTTATCTAAAGACCATCAAAAAGCTGAGGAGGCAGTAGCGGTATCTATAGAGAAGCAGGGAAGTGCTACGGGTAAGCTTCTTAAAAAGGCGACAGTCGCAAAGAAAATCTTAGCTGATGCAAATAAGGAAATAGAAAAAGGTGGGGAAGGTGCAAAGAAAACCACTGATGAGAATATAAAGGCGGCTAAGGAGTGGGCTGATAGTTTATCTGGTAAAGTAGTAAAGTCTATGGAGAAACTCAATAAAAAGAATAAAGACTTTGCAAGTGAGTCGAAGGATGCTTTTGATTTATTAATACTTGATGGTCAAAGATGGATAGAAGAAGGTAAAGAAGGTGCGGATCAAGCAGCACAGCTTGCTAAAGAGATTGTTGAGGCTGGTGTTGCAATGGAGGAACTAGTTGAATCCGGTAAAGCAACCAATGATCAGCTTGCTAAGCAGAATAAATTAGTTTCGGATTTACATAAAAAATCTAAAACAACATTTAAGGACAACTTCGCATCCGGTGCTGAATCTGCAGATAAAATAGCTGTTTCAAGTGACAAAATATCAAAATCAGCGCATGGTACTGTAGCAGGTTATAAGAAGTGGTTCAAAGGGTTGAAAGACATTAAAAAGATATTGGCAGTCTTAACTGCTGGAGTTGCTGCACTTGGTGCAGCACTACAAACGATCGCAGCAGGTTCAATGAAAACGTTACAGACTGAATTGGGAGTCTCTTCTGAATTTGCAATGAAACAAGCATTTACTTGGCGGAAAGTGTTGCATACTATAACGGGTATAGATGCCGGCATTCAGCGATCAAAAAGGGCATTAGCTGTTGCTGCTAGTGATATAACTATGTTGAATGATAAGGCTGACCAGTGGGCGAAGAATATGTCATGGGTTTCAAAGAATACTGGTGCTTCTGCTAAATCTTTAGCAGAAATTCAAGAAATCTTAATGCTAAATACAGAGCTGTCTAGAGATCAGGCAAATAATGCGCTCATAGGCATGGAAGCGTATGTTAGAACAGCTGGAGGTATTCCAAAAGAAGTATTTGATGATATTGCTTCTAGTACCGAAGAAATTGCTAAGTTTTCAGATGGAACTGCAGACTCATTAATGAGAGCAGCAACAATGGCCAATAAACTGGGTATAAATTTAAAGACTGCTGGAACAATGGCAACCTCACTTCTTAATTTAGAGTCATCAATTGCGTCAGAGTTCGAGGCCTCAGTTTTAATTGGTAGAGAATTAAATTATGACAAGGCAAGAACACTTGCACTCAATAATGATATAGAGGGAGCGATGAAAGAGATTGTTGGTCAGCTTGGAAGTGAGGAAGAGTTCTTGGCAATGAATGCAATACAGAGGCAGGCAATAGCAGAGTCGATAGGTGTTGGTGTAGATGATATATCAAAAATGATCGGATACGGTGCAGAAGGTGGAGCAGATGTTGATCCTGCATTAAAGCTTCAGAAGAAAGCAAATAAGACACTTATGGATATTTGGTTTGCACTTACTCCAGATAGGTTGAGTAATATATTCAGTTTGGTAACTAAAGGAATTACATTTGCTTTGGGATTCCTTGGTACTAAAAGTCTTATAGCTTCAGGTATGACAAGACTGATAGGCTTTGTTGGTAAAGGAAGTAATATCGGTATAATGGCTCAAAAGGTGATAGACTTCAAACTAAAGAACATTCTCACAAAATCAGGATTGGGAAAATATCTAGATAAAATTTGGAGAGGGATTACGTACATTCCTAGAATGATAATAAAATCA